TGGTGTCTCGCAGTCCAGACCCCGCTAGGGCCCCGCGCGCACGGAAGGACGTCACGATGAGTGACCAGTCTCCCGCCGGGCTCAACGCTGGCGGCCGGGCCCTGTGGCTGTCGCTGCTGGCTCAGGACGCCGGCCTGTCCGACGACCTGAATCCGGTTCAGCAGCTCGCGCTCGAGGCGTGCCGCACGAAGGACCGGCTCGACGCGCTGGACGAGATCTGCCGCACGGAGCCGGTGATGCTCGACAACGGCAAGGGTCAGCCGGTCGCCCACCCCGCGTGGGTTGAGGCCCGCCAGCAGGGCAATGCCCTTAAGCAGATGATCGTGGCGCTGCGGTTGCCTGACACGGCTACGGGCCGTCGTCCGCAGGTGCAGCGAGGCTCGTCCCCCGTCCGCGGTTCGGGTTCGGCCAGGGACCGCCTCAAGTCGGTCGGCTGATGCCCTGGAAGCCGCAGTACGACGACGACTTCCCCACTCTCGGCTTCCTCGTCGCTGACTGGATCGAGGCGTTCTGCTGCCACGGTCCGGGCGACGTGCAGGGCGAGCCGATCACGCTGGACGAGGAGCAGATTCGCTTCCTCGCCGAGATGTACCGCATCGACCCCGACACGGGCGTGCGGATCTTCGACGAGGGCGTGTTCTCCCGTCCGAAGGGCCGCGCGAAGTCTGAGGTCGCCGGCTTCATCGCGGTAGCCGAGGCGCTGTCCGATGTGGTGCGGTTTGACGGCTGGGACGCCGATGGGCAGCCAGTCGGCCGCCGCGTCACGTCGCCGCTGCTCAAGTGCCTCGCCACCGAGGAGTCGCAGGCGGGCAACACGTTCGAGAACGTCGCCTACATCGCCGCCGAGTGGGGCCCGGACATGCACCCCGAGATCTACGGGGGCATCAAGGGCGCCAGGCAGTACCAGAGTGCTACGGCCCTGTACCTGCCCCACGGCGGCGAGATTCGTGCCTCCACGGCCGGCTCAGCGTCGAAGGATGGCGGTAAGGAAACCTTCGTCGTCGCCGACGAGACCCACCTGTACGTGCTGCGGGAGCTCAAGGCGATGTACGGGACGGTTCGCCGCAACCTCGGCAAGCGGAAGCTCGCGCAGCCGTGGCTGCTGCAGACGTCGACCGCCTACCGCCCGGGTGAGCAGAGCATCTTCGAGGAGACGCTGACTGCCTGGCGCAAGAAGGAACTGGCGCCGACGGTCTACGTGGATCACCGCGAGGCCAAGGGCCGCATCGACATCCGCGACGAGAACCACACGATGAAGCAGCTCCGGTACGTCTACGGCGCCGCGTCGGAGTGGATGGATCTCGACCGGATCTACCGCGAGATGCTGGACCCGCGCTCGTGCCCCGACGATGCCACGGCGGCCCGCTACTTCCTGAACCGGCCGATGAGCACAAAGGACGCCTGGATCGCCAAGGATGTCGTTGAGCGGCAGGTCCGCAAGGGCGATGTGGTCGCGGCCGGCGAGGCGATCACGCTGGGCTTCGACGGCTCACTGAACGACGACACGACGGTCCTGCGGGGCTGCCGCATGTCTGACGGCTTCCGCTTCCGCATCGGCGCCTGGCCGAAGCCTGAGGGGGCGGCCGGCATCGGCTGGGAAGTTCCCCGGGCCGACGTGCTGGCGACGATCCGTGAGGCGTTCGGCCGCTACAACGTGGTCCGCGCCTACTTCGACCCACACGAGTGGCGCACCGACATCGACGACCTGGCCGCCGAGTTCGGCGAGCGGGTGGTTGCGTGGGCGACGTCGCGGGACACAGCAATGGGCGCCGCACTGGACCGGCTGCACGCCGACCTGATGAACGGCGTCACCTTCCAGGACGATGACCGGCTGGCACTCGAGCACTACGGCAACGTCTATGTGCGCCACAAGGGCTCGCTGCGGCTGGTCCGCAAGGAGTACCCGAACAGCCCCCGCAAGATCGACTCGGTGGTCGGTGACGCGCTCGCCTACGAGGCGCGTGCCGACGCACTTGCCGCCGGCCCGTCCAAGCCCGCTCTGACTCGCGTCTCCGGTCGCGTCCGAACCGCCTAAGGGGTGTCGTGACCGAACTCGCTGTGCGCCCCCTGGGCCTCGCCAACGCCCTGCAGGATGCCGCCGTCGGGTCGCCCGAGTGGTGGCTGCGGCGACTGCACCGCGAGATCGTGAACCGGCGCCCCATGCTGGACCTGTTCGACGCCTACTACCGCGGCGATCACCCGCTGCCGTGGCTGGCTCCGCAGGCCCGCAACGAGTTCCGCCGGGTGCTGCAGATGGCCCGCGCGAACTACATGGGCCTCGTGGTCGACGCGATGGTGGAGCGGCTGGCGCTCGAGGGTTTCCGCCTGGCCGGCGCCGACGCTGCCGACGAGGACACGTGGCGGATTTGGAAGGCCAACAACCTCGACGAAGACTTCGATCAGGGGCTGCTCGAAGCCGCGATCGGCGGTGCGGCGTACACGCTGGTGCAGCCGAACGGCACGGACACCCCCGACGTCTTCATCGAGCACGCCTCGCAGGCTGTGGTGGCCTACGTGCCGGGCTCCAACCGTCGCCTGCGGGCCGCCGGGCTCAAGCTGTGGGTGGACGACTGGACGGGGCGGCTCAACGCCACGCTGTACCTGCCGGGCTGGATCTACAAGTTCAGCGCGCCCAAGCCAAACGGCGAGGTTCGTCCCGAGTCGCTGATCTGGGACGCCCGCGAGCTTCCCGCCGAGACGTGGCCGGTGGTGAACCCGCTCGGAGCGGTGCCGCTGATCGAGGTGGCGAACAACCCGCGGCTGCTGACCGGCGGCGTCTCTGAACTTGCCGACGTGATCGACGTGCAGGACCGAATCAACAAGACGCTGGCCGACCGGCTGATCACGCAGGACTTCGGCGCCTTCCCGCAGAAGTGGGCGACGGGCTACCCCGACGACGAGGGTGACGAGCCGTTCGACGTGGGCCGTGACCGCCTGGTCGCCACGGACGTCGCTGAGACGAAGTTCGGGCAGTGGGACGCGGCGCCGCTCGACCCGTACTCGGCTGCGAAGCGCGAGGACGTCAAGGACATCGCCTCGCGGACCCGGACGCCGGCTCAGTACCTGCTCGGCGAGATGTCCAACGTCAACGGCGAGACGCTGAAAGCCTCGGAGTCGGGCCTGGTGGCGAAGTGTCGCCAGCGGATGCGCCCGTTCGGCGGTAGCGCCGTCGAGACGATGATGCTTGCCCGCCGGGCAGCCAACCTGCCGGCGCCGGACGCCCGCATGGAGTCGCTGTGGCGCAATCCGGAGTTCCGCACCGAGGGCGAGACGACGGATGCCGCTGTCAAGCAGCTCGCGTCGGGCCTTCGGGACCTGCGGGCGGCGCGGGAGTTCGTGGGCATCTCGCAGACGGCCATTGCCGAGATGGAGAAGCGTGAGGCGACGATGGATCCGGTCGCCGAGCGGATCGCCCGCGAGTTCCAGGCAGGGATAGCCGGTGCCCCCGCCCCAGGCAACGGCTGACCTCTACTCGACCTTGCAGCGGTACGAGTTGCTGCTGGTCACCGCTGGTCGCCGGTTGTGGCGCCGCATGGCTCCGGACAACTTCGACGGCTCATGGGCGCAGATCGCCCCGCAGATGGTCGCCTTCACGTCGGGGGCGCAGTTGGCGGCGGCGCAGGCTGCGACCACCTACGTACCCGCCGTGCTCGACGAGACCGGCCAGCCGGACAGGCCCGAGGCCCGCGTAAGGCCGCAGGCGTTCGCCGGGGTGGCCTCGGACGGCAGGAGCCTCGCGGGACTGCTGGAGGGCGCCGTGGTGGCTTCTAAGCGCGCTGCCACCACCCGGACCTACGTCGAGACGGTTGGCAGTCTCCGAACTCGGACGACCGTGCCGGGCTTGGACGGTGGAGACGCGTTGGCGCTCGGGCAGAAGTGGCTCGAGCAGGCGCTGCAGACCGCTGTGGCCGACGCCATGCGGGATGCGACGCAGGCTGAGCTGCTGGTCCGCCCGCAGGTCGGCTACGTCCGCATGGTCAACCCGCCGTGCTGCTCCCGGTGCGCCGTGCTGGCGGGCAAGTGGTACCGCAGCAACGACATCATGCCGCGCCACCCTGGCTGCGACTGTCTGCTGATCCCGTCGACGGAGAACATGGCGGGCACGTTCCGCATCGACCCGTCGGCGCTCGCCCGGCGTGGCCTGATCAACGACCTGTCGGCGAACCAGCGCAAGCGCATCGCCGACGGTGCGGATCTCCCCAAGGTGCTCAACGAGTCCCGCGACCGGTGGCGTGAGCGCATGGCCGCCGACCGACGTGCCACGAAGGCCGCCTCGAAGCGGCAGCAGTGGGCGGGCGCCGAACCGGGCCAGGCCGCCACGGTGCACGACTTCATGGCGCACCTGACGAACCGCGTGGACGTGCTGAACAAGATGCGCGCCGCCGGCATCGCCGACTGACTTGCCAGCCCCGGTGGCTGGTGTGCACGACCCCCGCACGAAGCCCCAGGAGGGCAACCGCATGTCCGAGAGCACCCCCGAGACCCCGGTCGAGACGACGGACCAGGCGCAGGCCGCCGAGCCCAAGATCTTCACCGAGGACTACGTCAAGGAGCTTCGCGCCGAGGCGGCCAAGTACCGCACCGAAGCGAAGAACGCCAAGGCCGAGATCGACAAGGTTCGAGTCGCGTCTCTCTCCGAAGCGGAGAAGGCAGTGCTCGAGGCCGAGGAGCGCGGGCGCATGTCCGCGGTCACCGCCTACGGGCAGCGACTGGCGCAGACCGAGTTCCGTGCCGCCGCCGCCGCCCGCAACCCGGGCTACGACGTCGGCAAGGCGCTCAAGTACGTCAACCTCTCCGGCCTGCTCGGCGAGGACGGCGAACCGGACACCAAGGCCATCGCCGCTGCCGTCGCCGATCTCGTCCCCGAGGTCAGTGGCAGCACGCCCCCGTCCTTCGACGGTGGCACTCGGCAGCCAGCATCCGGCGGGGCCGACTTCAACCAGCTCATCCGCCAGGCCACCGGCCGGGCGTAATCGCAGCACCAGTCGGCATGGCTGGCTCCGCTGCTCGTCACCCCCACTAACGGAGGTCCCCCATGCCGTACAACAACATCCTGAGCCGGGCGAACGTCCAGGCTCTGATCCCCGAGCAGGTGTCGAACGACATCCTCGGCGGCCTGACGAACCAGTCGGCGGCGCTCTCGCTGTTCCGTCAGGTCCGCATGGCGACCAACACGACCCGGATGCCGGTCATCTCGGCGCTGCCCACGGCCTACTTCGTGAACCCCACGGACACCGGCCTCAAGCAGACCACTGAGGTCGCGTGGGCCAACAAGAACCTGAACGTCGAGGAGCTGGCCGCGATCGTCCCGATCCCGGAGAGCGTCCTCGACGACGCCGGGTTCGACGTGTGGGGCTCGGTCATGCCGCTCCTCACCGACGCCATCGCCCGCACCATCGACGCCGCCGTGTTCTTCGGCACGAACAAGCCGGCCACCTGGGGCGGCGCGATCGTCACCGACGCCACCACGGCCGGCAACGTCGTCAACCGCTCGGTGGGCACCCCGCGCACCGACAAGGCGGGCCTGGCCGGATACTTCTCCGACGCTCTCGCTCAGGTGGAGCTTGACGGTTTCGACGCCAACGCCGCGGTCGCCAACACCATCTACAAGGGCCAGCTCCGCAACAGCCGCGACGCCAACGGCAACCTGCTCGCCGAGGTCTCCCCGACCAGCATCTACGGCGTTCCGGTTGTCTACCCGATGCGCGGCCTGTGGCCGGCTGCGGGTGTCGGTGCCGCTGAGGCAGTCATCGGCGACTTCTCGCAGGCGATCCTCGGCATCCGCCAGGACATCACCTACAAGGTGCTGACCGAGGGCGTCATTCAGGATGGTGCTGGAGCCATTCAGTACAACTTGCCACAACAGGACATGATCGCCCTCCGCGTCGTGTTCCGTTGCGCTTTCCAGACGGCCAACACCCTGAACTACGACAACCCCACCGCCGGCACCCGCTACCCATTTTCGGTCATCAAGCAGGCGGCGTAATCCCGTGAAGCACGGGCGGCACTGGCCCCGCGAGGAGCAGAACGCGAACGCCTTCGAGGGGTTCGGGAACCTGCAAGGCGACGAGGCCGCTGCCGCCCGTGTTCGCGCGGCGTGGGCCCCTGTGGTCGGGCCCTTCGAGATCGGCGCAGATCCCGTGCGCCCGGAGTACGGCAACGAATCCAGGAGGATCTGATGGCAGACAGCAAGAACACCACGAAGGCCGACGACAGCGGCGAGGCCGAGGTTCAGGCCAAGGTCGACGAGGCCAACGAGCAGGGCTTCTACGGCACCGCCGTGGACGAGCGTGACCGCGCGGACTACACGGTGGCCGGCGTCGTGCGCCGCGCCAAGTCCGAAGAGTTCTGATCCCCGCAGGTAGGAGGCCGGCATGTTGTTCACTCTTGATGAGCTGGCCTCCTACCCCGGGACTGAGGGCATCCCGCCCGCCACGGCGGAGCTGCTGCGGGATCTGACCTTCGGCCTGATCTACGAGCTGGTTCCGGCGGAGGTCGCTGAGGCGTCCACGCTGGCCCGTTCGATCGCCCTCGAGGCGACGGCGCGGGCGTACCGCAACCCGAACGGCTACGCCTCGGAGACGGTGGACGACTACACCTATCGACGGCCGACGGTGACCGCCAGCAGTGGCGTCTATCTGACGCCGGATGAGCGGTCGCAGCTTCTGGCGCTGTCGGCGACGACGGCCCGGCCGCGGGTGCGGTCGGTGCGGTTGCGGTCGTGGTCGGTGCCGGATCTGTGAGCGCCACGACTGCTGCGGTGCGGGGCCGTCTCGCCGCTGAGCGGGAGATGACCTCGGCGTGCACGATCCGGGCCAAGTCGTCCGGCTCCACCACCGACCCGGCCACGGGCGCCGTCGTCGCTACGCCCGGCGCGCTGGTCTACAGCGGTCCGTGCCGGGTGCGTCCGGCTGGCCGTGAGGCGCGAGAGACGCAGGCAGGCGGCGCCGAGGTGTTCGCCTTCGACTACCTGATCACGGTCCCGTTCTCGGTGACCACCGTGACCGAGGGGCACCGCCTGACGGTCACCGCCTCACCGGATCCGGCGCTGGTCGGTGTCGAGGTCGAGGTGCAGAAGGTGGACCGGGGCGAGCACATCACCGCCCGCCGGCTGTCGTGTTCGGAGGTGTCGTGATGGATACCCCGGAGACGCTGGCCGCTGCCCTGGTCGCGTCGGCGGCGAAGGTGATCGTGGAGACGCGCGCCGTGGTGCAGAAGGGCGCGCTGAACATTAAGACCCAGGCCAAGGCCAACGTCGCGCAGTCGGCACCGGTCAGTGGCCGGGCTGCATCTCAGTACATCAACTACGACACGACGATCGGCCGGACCACGATCGACGCCGAGATCGGCTACGACAAGGACCACAAGGCCGCGCGCCTGGGCAACCTGCTCGAGTTCGGTGGCGGTGGCGACCACTCCCCGCCGCACCGTGACCTCGGCCGCGCGCTTGAGTCCGAGGCGCCGCGCTACGAGAACGCGATGGCGTTGATGGCCGAGAAGCTGCTGTGACCGCCCCCGTGGTCGATGCGCAGCCGTTCGCCGACGCCATTAAGGCGGCGCTGGACGCGCAGGGCATCGCGCACGCCGAGGGTCGCAAGCCGACCGTCGGCGCCGGGCTGCCGTACATTGTGTGGTGGCTGGACGCGGGCACGGTCGAGGATCGGTCGCTGCGGTCCCGGGACGGCTTCTCGCTGGTGCTGGTGCTGCAGTGCTACGGCCTGTCGGTCGACGCGGTGCGGTTCGTGGTCCGCAAGGGCCGCAGTGCCGTACTCGGCCTGTCGCACGCCGCGGTCGGTGGCCGGGTGCTGATGGTGCCCGAGCACTCTCCCGGGCCGCCGGTGTCGCGTGACGACGACGCCGACCCGCCCATCTGGTGGCAGTCCGACGAGTGGCGCCTGCGCACCTCCCCCGCCTGACCCATCCCTCTCAGTCCCCCGCCACGGCGGGTTCCTTGCCATGCCCACCGAAACGAAAGGCACCACCGTGGCCGATGA